GTCTCGGTCGGACTGAGCTGAACAATGCATACCACGAGACCAGCATCCGCTCCTATCAGGAGTCACCGTATGTGGATGGTGTGAAGTGGAATCTCAGCGGAAGCCATCCGACGCCTGATGTGTGCAATGAGTACGCGACGGAGACCAGCTTCAAGCTAGGCGAAGGAGTGTACCCACCAGATTCAGTCCCCGCCAAGCCACATCCGAACTGCTTCTGCTATCTGACGCCCATCACACCGGACCCCGATGAGTTTGTCAATCGAATGCTCAACGGCGACTACGACTGCTCGGTGGTGAACGCTTGATGGCCGTTTGCGCCACCGGCATCGATGCACCGGTGAGCGATGCACGGTACAATGGTGCTCAAGAGTTCGGTTCGTTTGATGAGGCTGATGCATTTGGAAAGCGAGAATGGGAAGACATGAATGAGCTGAGTGACAAGGAGCAGATGTCGCTTGTCTCGTACACCGAGGACTCTGCACCATTCAACAGCTCTCTGAGATCTGGCACTCAGATCCCGGATGAGTTTGCACAAGAGGCAGCGACCATCGACAAGGTGATGAGATGGAATGAGACGCCAGAGGACATCATCGCTCACCGAGTGGTGGGTCGTGAGTTTGTGGACTTCACAGAAGGAACGGTCTTCACAGATGCAGCATACACGTCAACCACCATCGCGCCAGAAACGATTCTCAGCGAGCTTCTTGAGATGAGGCCTGAGGACATTGTGTGCGACATCTTCATCCCAAGGGGAACCAAGTCCTTGTACATGGGAGCTCTGTTTGAGGACTACAATGTTGCGGAGCTTGTTCTCGCAAGAGGGATGAAGTTCCGAATTCGGAAGCGGTTGGCCAACAAGATCATCTTGGAGGTGGTCCCGTGAAACTAGGCTCTCGAATGCCGAGCAAGAAGGACCTCCGAAAGAAGATGGGTTGGACCAATGCCAAGGAGGTGAAGCTGATTGCCACAACAGGTCAGGTGAAGCAGATGGAAGAGTCCGACAAGCAGAAGGAGAGATAAGCATGGCTGAGCTGCGCTCAGGGTGGCACCACGGGATGTTCGGGTACTGGCGTGCCAATGGCACGTTCATGCCCATCATCGCTGGGGCTGCGCCCGACGATGACGGTGACGACTCTGGTGGCACCGATGATGAAGAAGATGATGAGTCTGATGATGAAGAGGAAGACAGTGGTGGCGGTGACATCAAGGATCCTTTGGCCAAGCTCAAGGCAGAGTCTGAGAAGAACGAACGACTCAGCCGCAAGTTGCGCAAGGCAGAGGCAGATGCAGCTGACTCCGCCAAGAAGCTGAAGGATGCAGAGGACGCCAAGAAGTCGGATCAGGAAAAGTTGGCCGAACGAGCTGATGCGGCTGAGAAGCTCGTCGCCGATCTGGAGAAGCAGATCGACATCAGCACCAAGCGGCTGGCTCTGCTTGACAACGATGACTTGGCCTCTCTGTCACCTGGTCGGCGCAAGCTGGTGCTCAAGCTCATCGACATCGACGACCTCGAGATCGATGACGACGGCGCCAGCAATGCCGATGAACTGGTGGAGGATGTCAAGAAAGCGGCTCCAGAGCTGTTCGAGAGCACTGATTCTGAGGGCGATGACGAAGAAAGTGATGAAGAGGACAGAAAACGCAAGCAGCGCACAGCATCCCCGCCCAAGAAGCGCAAGAAGTCTGGGGAAGTTGACCGAGCATCGCTCGAACAGAGGATGCCGCACCTGGCAAAGCACCGCTAACAAATGCTTTCCAAGTGGGCGGGGAAAGTAGTAGAGTTCCCGACCATAGAGAAGGTCTGCGATCTTCTCCGCCTGCGGCAGCAAACGGATCTGCGATCTGTTGTCCTTTATTGGGAAGAGACGGAGGAGAACGCTCATGGCTAGGTTCGACAAATACGAACCATATGCCGGCGGTTTCCGTGCAAAGCTCGCCGCGAACTGGGCTGCCGCTGATGGCACTCCAGTTGCTGTGGGTCTTGATGCGTCCGGTCTGGTAGTGCCCGGAGCGGGCACCACTGGAATCGTTGGCATCGTTGTGCTTGTGGTCAACCACAAGGGCATCGGTGACACGGTGGACGTCATGACCTCTGGTGAGATTGTGGAAGTCGGTGACACGGGCTTCACTGGCCGTGCTGCTGGCATCCCGGTCTACGCTGTGCCTGCTTCCGGAGCTCTCACCAACGTGGCCACAGCAAACGTGAAGATCGGCCATATGGTGGAGAGCGATCGTCTCGTCGTGCGCAAGGGTGCCGCAGCCGGCACTGGCGCTTAGAGGGAGGTGTGATGACATGAGTGAGCTGTTGAAGAAGCACTCCATGGATCGCCTCCTGATCCCGGCGAGTGCAATCGAACCAGCCGGACTCAAGGACCTCATCGCTCTCGGGTTCATGCCTGAGATCGCTGGTGGTGCTCGAGGATTCAACCAGTCGGGTGACGTGGTCACCGAGACTGCAGACGGACGGCCGCTCAACGATCTTTGGAACGAATACCAGCAGGCTCTTGGCCTGTACAACGCACAGCGCGACGTGCTGATGCGGGTGTTCGCATTCCCGGTGACCAAGGTCATTGAGGATGTCTTCCAGGGTGGAGACACGGTCGACTTCGAGGAAGCGTCCGAGTTCGGAGTGCCCCGGTCGGTGCGAAGCACCCCACCGACGTACTTCAGCCTCGGGTACTCCTTCAAATGGTGGGACATTGGAGCTCGCTTCACGTGGGAGTTCCTTGCTGAGTCTGATGCTCAGCAGGTGGACAACCTCAACAACCTGATCCTGGAAGCGGACAACCGCAACCAGTTCAACCAGGTGATGAAGCAGCTCCTGAACAACGTCACCAGGACGGCGAGCATCAGTGGCAACAACTACTCGGTGTTCCCGATCTACAACGGTGACTCCACCGTCCCGCCACGGTACAAGAACACGATCCACGCAGCGAACCACCAGCACTTCCTGACATCCGGTGCTGCAACCGTGGACCCTGGTGACCTCACAGGCACTGGTTCCATGTACGCACACCTGTCGCATCACGGGTACAGCTGGCAAGAAGGTTCGGCTCTCATCCTGATGGTCAACTCTGCGCAGATGGCTACCATCCGCGGGTTCAAGGTTGGCGTCGGCGGTGCTGAGTACGACTTCATCCAGTCTGGTGCGATCCCGGATTGGGCTATGACGGCAACTGACATCGCCAACCTTCAGGACCGACCTGCGGCTGCGCCGCCTGGGACGTTCAATGGGCTGACGGTTCAGGGCCGCTATGGTCCATGGCTGGTGGTCGAGGATGACCTCATCCCCGCAGCGTACATGGTCGGATTCGCCTCCGGTGGCTCGCTTGCCGCGACTAACCTCATCGGCATCCGTGAGCACGCCAAGTCGAGTCTGCGTGGGCTGCGTCTGGTGAAGGGTCCTGACGCTGACTACCCGATCATCAACAGCTACTACCAGCGCGGATTCGGAACTGGTGTCCGTCAGCGTGGTGCTGGGGTGGTCATGCAGGTGACGACCAACGGTTCGTACACCATCCCGACCGGCTACACCTGGTAATCAGGAGGAGGTGACAGGACATGAGTCGAAACATCGATGAGAAACTCGCCTCTGGGGAAACTCTCAGTGACGATGACGTGGCGTATGCTTCGGATCACAACATCGCTCTTCCAGAAGAGTACGGTGCTGCGGTGAAGGAGCATCAGGCTGGAGTCGGTGAGGACGGAGGACGTCCCATCGAGCCCGTCTTCCAAACGGGACCAGCATTCGCCTCTCCTCAGGAGGCCATGGGTCCTGGCGTCTTCCTTTCTGAGGAGGAGCTGGATGGTCTCAACGTCGGACAGCTTCGTGCCATCGCTGAGGTCAAGGGAGTGGAGGTGTCTGGCCGCAAGGCCAGCATCGTCGCAACCCTGGCCAGTGGTGCCGAAGCAGCGACCGATGAAGAGGACGAAGAGGACGAGGGCTGATCCATGGCCACGCCGGACCAGATCGCCGAGGTTCGAAGGAACACCGACGAACGAGTCGATGAGAACTGGGGAGACCCAGCTATCTCGGCATTGATAGACGTCGGATCCGTTTCTTCGGCCTCGGCGGTCATCTGGCGACAGAAGGCAGCCCAGTATGCCGACCTCGTTGATGTGAGTGAGGCTGGAGCAAGCCATGCGTTCAGTGACCTTCACAAGAATGCTCTGACCATGGCGGGCCAGTACGATGCTCAGTATCAGGTCGAGGTTCAGGCATCCACTGGAGGGCGAGCAAAGGTCAAGGTGATCGATCGTGCCTACAACGACGAGTGATCTCCATGAGCGACAGACGCTTGCCTTCATCGATCAGTCACCGACCCATCTTGTGCTTCGGCGCAAGACCAAGGTGTCTGATGGCGCAGGCGGAGTGATGGTCTCGACTGAGACTGCGCTTGACCCACAGAGGTGTCGTGTGGTCGGGCAGAAAGTTGCAGCCAGCCGAGTCTCCGAAGATGGTCGGCAGGTTCCTGTCGATCGCGCCGTGGTTGGTCTGCCAACTCTCGACATCAAAGTTGGTGACACATTCACCGACGGCGACTCTGAGTACGAGATCCTCACCGTACATGACAAGCCAACTTGGCGTACCATTGGATGGGCGGTGCGTCGTGGCTAGAGGGTCAAGCGCAAGTCTTGTGATCGAAAGCGACACGCTCACTCCGAGCATCAAGGCAGCCCCAGAGGTTGTCGACAACTACGTCGCGCAGATCATGAGTTACTTCGCTCCTCGAGTGGAGTCCTACGCACGTTCGAATGCTTCATGGCGAGACCGTACTGGGAACGCTCGAAGTGGGTTGCACGCGAGTGCGTCGCACCTGGGCAGTTCCCACGCGATTGAGCTGTCGCATTCGGTCCCGTATGGCATCTGGCTTGAGGTACGGTGGTCCGGTCGATACGCCATCATCAATCCAACCATCGAGAACCAGGGACGTGAGCTGATGGCCACGTTCCGTAACCTGATGAGCAAACTGTGATGGACTGGCGCACGTGGGTGTTCAATCGGATCCAATCGCTTGCAGGCGGCAGGGTCTTCAGCACGTTGGATGGTGCACCCGATGAACGGCCATTCATCGTCATCAGACTGGCTCAGGATGTTCCTGAGATCCATAGCAGCGAGGGTGGACAGTCCACAAACTGTCTCATCTGGGTCTATGATGAACCGGGAAGCTATCTCGGAATCGACACCTTGCTCAAGCAGGTCCGAACTGCAATCATCGGGCCTGTTGCTCAGAGCAATGGCATCGATGCCATCTGGCTCGGAGACAGCCAAGATCTCGCCGATGATGAGTGGGGCGTCATCACACGCAACGGAACATACCGACTCGTCGGAAGGATGGGGTAACAGATGAAGATCAGATACAGCGGTCCGTCCGATGAGCGGATCATCCGTCGTGAGGACTGGGAGGGGATTGACCCTGGATTCGGTGGACCCATCGACCACGAAACTGTGGTGTGGGACATGTCGAATGATTTCACCCAGAACGTCTCCGATCCGGCTGGAGAGTTTCTCATCAAGTACGACCGAGAGTTCTCGCTGGTTGAGCTGAAGAAGAAGTAGTCAATGGAGCTCAGATGCCCAAACACGCTACAAGCACTTCTTGAGGAAGGAGTGGTTGAGGTCAAGTGTCGGCACTTCAAATGCGGTGCTAGATCTGGCGTGGTTGTGCTTCATCGCTTCAACATCGAGACAGGCGAGCTGATCGAGACCAAGCGTTACAAGGACCCTAGCAAGGAGGTGAAACATGGCACTCGCAACCAACGCACTGCCCTTCGGTCTGCGTGATGTGAAGCTGTACGCTCTGGATGCTGTGGGTGAGAGCCCTGGCGCAGCGGTGGACCTGCCAGCATCACGAACGTTCAGCTTCGCTGAGGCTGAGGACTTCGAAGAGCTTCGTGGTGATGACATTGTGCAAGCTTCACACGGTGCTGGTCCGGTGGTGAACTGGACGATCGAGTCTGGTGGTATCAGTCTCGACGCGTACAAGCTCATGGCCGGTGGAACCGTGTCGTCGACTGGCGTCACTCCGAACATCGTGAAGACCTACGCCAAGAAGGGCACCGATGCCCGTCCATACTTCCAAGTGAAGGGACAGGTCATCAGCGACAGCGGTGGCGACCTTTGGGCCGTCGTGTACAAGGCCAAGTCTGACGGAGACATCGGTGGAGAGTTCACGGATGGTTCGTTCTTCTTGACTGGAGCAGACGGCAAGGGATACCCGAATGCTGCTGACAAGTTGTACGACTTCGTCCAGCATGAGACCGCCACAACCATCACGTAACATCGAGAAGGAGTGAATCATGGAGCCCATTGAGGCCACTCCCACTCCCGTCCAGGAGTGGAAGAGAAGTCAAGCACAGACGTCGGTTCCGTTCAAGGTTCCGTCGGGGAACACCTGCCTTGTCCGTCCCGTGTCTCTCAACATGTTCCTGAAGCAAGGCAGAGTGCCCAACGAACTGATGCCTCTCGTGAACAAGACCATCGCTACAGGTAGGCAGCCTACGGATGAAGAGCTAACTGCCACTCCGGAGATGCTTTCTGCGATGATCGATCTGATGGACCAAGTCGTGGTTGAGTGTGTTGAGCAGCCTCAGGTCCAACCAAGCGGTGCCCCCGATGCCCCTCGTGATGTCAACCTGCTCTATGTCGATGAGGTTGACTTGGCCGACAAGGCTGCCATCTTTGCCTTTGCCACGGGTGGTGTCCGTGACGTAAAGTCGTTTCTTGAAGAATCGGATGGAGACGTACAGGCTCTTCGTGATGTCGAAGGAGTTCAACAGCCGACCGAGTGAACTGATGGACATCATAGACCCGTACACAGCGTGGTGTTTTGATGAGGCTGTGTTCACATGGGGCTCACATGTCCAAGCAGAGTTAGACGGTGTTGAAGGCAAGACCAGTCGTGATGTAGAGAGCAAGAGGAAGCTGATCATCAGGCGGATGCTGGGGCCAGAGCAGCAGACCAAGTTTGCTGATCCCGTTGCGATGGGACTAGTAGCGAAGGACTAGACATGGCCGAGTTTGGACTTGGAACTGCAAAGGGTCGAATCGAAATCGACACCAGCAGCGCAGAACGGTCGCTGCGTGGTCTCGGTTCGGCAACTACATCCGCCACCGGAACGATGTCCAAGGGACATCCTGTCCTTGGCATGTTTGCTCGTGGGATTGCCACCATCGGTGTGGCTGGTGTCGGCGTCGTCGGTCTCGGTGTCAAACTTGCGTCCGATATGCAGCAAGCCGAGATTGCTTTCACCCAGTTCCTTGGCACCGGTGAGAAGGCCAAGGCATTCTTGGGTGAGTTGCAGCAGTTCGCTGCGGCGACACCATTCGAGTTCCCAGGCTTGCGTGACACTGCCTCGCGCCTACTCGGTGTTGGCTTTGCGTCTGAGGATATCATCCCCATCTTGGGGACAGTCGGTGACTCTATCTCGGCCATCGGTGGTGGGCAGGACAAGATTGACCAGGCGACCAATGCCTTGGTCAAGATGCAGCTTCAGGGCAAGGTCAACGCAGAAACGATGATGCAGTTGACTGAGGCGGGTATTCCTGCTTGGCAGGTGCTTGCTGAGACGTTGGACACCACTGTCGCTGAAGCGCAGAAGAAGGTCACAGCCGGACAGGTGGATGTGAACACCTTGTTCGGTGCATTGGAGGATCAAGCAGTCCCTGCTCTTCAGCGCACACAAGGGATGATGGAAGCTCAGTCCAAGACTTTGGCCGGTCTGTTCAGCACTCTCAAGGACGTGGTTGGTGCCACGCTGGTTGAGATTGCCGGACCCATCGTTCAGAGCTTGAGCAAGTCGCTGCCCGGAATCACAGACACTATCACGAAGGTCATGAAGTCTGTCGGTCCTGCATTCGGTCAAGTCTTGACCGGTGCTGTGAAGATCTTTGGAAAGCTTCTGCCTGCAATAGCTCCCATCATCAGTGCATTTGGCAAAGTCATTGCCAAGGTCTTGAAGGCTTTGCTTCCTGCCTTTGACGCTCTCATCCCGCTTGGTGTGGCATTGGCCGACTCCATCCTTGTTCTGGCTGATGCAGCGATGCCGTTGATTCCTATCTTTGTGGATCTCGTGAAGATCATGGCGGTTGGCCTTGTTCCCGTTCTGAAGATCCTTCAGCCGATCTTGCCGGCATTGCTTGCCGCATTCTTGGCGTTCAAGACTGTGGCATTCATCATCACCATCATCAACGGCATTCGTACCGCTATCACGGTGCTATGGGCTGTGATGAGCGCCAACCCAATCGGTCTCATCGTTGCGGCGATTGTGCTCATGGCGTATATCATCATCAAGAACTGGTCTACCGTGAAGACGGTTCTCATTGCCATCTTCAACGCCATCAAGAAGGTTGCCATCGCTGTTTGGAACGCCATCAAGGCAGCGGCCATCTCGGTGTGGAACTTCATCAAGTCAGTCGTGCGTGGAGTAATCACCGCCATCACGACGTACATCAAGATCTACGCCGCCATCGCCAAGGCAATCTGGACAGGCATCAAGGTCGTTGCCACTGCTGTGTGGAATGGCATCAAGATAGTCGTGAAGGGTGTCTTTGATGCACTGAAGACCATCTTCAATGGATGGAAGAACATCATCATCGGCGGTTGGCATGCCATCAGAGATGTGGCGGTCGGCATCTGGGATGGCATCAAGGCAGCTGCTGCAGGAGCACTTGAGTTCTTCAAGGGAGTCGTCAACGGCATCATCGACGGAATCAATGCCGTCATCCGAGCATACAACGCATT